TGATAGATCCAACTATTATAAATCCACTTGTAGCTTCGAAATATAGAAATCCTAATACTTCTAGTAGACCAATAGATGAAAGGGAAAAAAATATAAGAGGATACACATATGATTTAGTTTGGCCTCCATTTGGAGATAAATTTTCTCTTCCAAATGGTTATTATAAATTAATATACGATGAAAGGGATGGTTGGACTTTTTTATATGATTCTAAAAACAAATGGACTGGGTATACCGCACAAATTCAAATAACAGATAAAAATAAAAAAATAATACCTCCAAAAAAACCAATAGATTTAATTTTTTTAAACGGAACCTTTACATTTAAATTACCTAAAAAACAAAAAGGTGTTTTTGTTTCCAACACATTGTATTCTTTAATAGATAGTATATATCCAAAATATCAACCCTCTACTCCAAAACCAGTTATTGCTAAAGCAACTGTAATAGATTCAAAAACTAATCAACCTGTTAAAGGAGTAAAAACAAACTAATTATGGGAACTGAAAATGTATTTATACCTTTATCTTCCTCTATAAATAATGAACCACCCAAAACCATTATTTCAGCTCCTGGTTATCAATCCGAAGAAAAAGTTACTGTTAAAGGGGATGGAACCCCTAAAGAAGATTTAGGTATTATTAAACTAACTCCTACTTCGGATGCTTTAAGTTCAGATCAAATAAAAATATCACAATTAACCCCTGAACAAATAAATGAATTATCTTTAGATAAAAAAACATTTGAATCTATTATTCAAGATAGAATAATTAAATTAATAGTAACTCTTACAGGAACTACTTTACCTTTAATTTTAAAATTAAATTCTTCATTTGGTATAACTAATCTTCAAGGATTAGATGCTAAAGATAATCTTAATATGGATTACCTTAAAAACCAAATTTCTTGTCCTACTAAAGGAGAAATAGATGATATAATTAATAGGAAAAACAAATTAACAAAACAGTTAAATAACTCATTCAAATTAATCCAATCCACAACTAAAATACTTGAAAATATTTCTATTTCTACTACTGTACTTACAGGAGTTTTTGCGGCATTGAAAGTTTATCCCACTCCAACAGCTATAGCAGGAATAGGAATTCCTATTAGTGTTGTTAACGTGGTAGATGATATTAAAGATGATCTAGGTAAAAAAATTGAAAAAAATAAAAAATCAACTAAAGGAACAACAGCTCTTATTTCCTTAACCTCAGGCATATTATCTCAAGCATTAAAATATTTAACTATACTAGACCAATCAATCCAACAATGTTACCCAGATTCAGAACAAAACCAAGAACAAATATCTGCTGAATTGACTGCTTTTACACAACAACAATCCACTCAATTATCTCCTGTAATAAATGAAGTTAATGGGTTTACTTTTGAAGTTGAAACAGAAAAAACAACTAACTCTTTAAAACGTAGAAGAGCTATTGCAAAAAACCAAAAAAATATTGTTATGCTAAAAGGAGAGTGGTCCTTTAGTTCAGTAGATCAGATATTGATAGACGAACTAATTTTTTATATTGAACAAAACGATTTAAAAGCTGATTAACCCTATATTTATAAACATATGAAAACCGACGGATTAAAAAAAATAATTAAAGAAGCTGTACGAGAAGCAATTCAAGAAGAAATTAAAGATATTTTACTTGAAGCTGTTCGTTCACCAAAAACTGTAGTTAATGAATCTGTTCAACCAACAGTAAATTCAAAATTAAACACCCAACCAACAGCTAACACTAGACAAAAGTATATGGATATTATGAATGAAACTGCTTTAAGTTTTAATTCAAGTAATGCCCAAACTTTTAACCCTAAAGGGGCTGATCCTATAAATGGAAATTTAGGCACTGGTGAGGTAGGTATGGATACAATAATGGGACTTCTAAACACTAAATAATGGCATTTAATCCCCAACAAATTAACCCAGTTGATTTAAATCCAAATGTTGCTGTTGGGGTAAATTTACCTTTAAATGGACCAGCTGTTTTTAGATCTAATTTTACTACTAAAGATGCTATAAAAAATAATCTAATTAATTTTTTTCTTACTGAACCTGGGGAAAGACCTTTAAATCCTGATTTTGGAGGAGGAATTAGATCATTTGTATTTGAACAAATTTCAGAAAGTAATCTAGGAGCATTGAAAAAAAATGTAGAATCAAAATTAGAATTTTATTTTCCTAGAGTTGTTGTAAATTCATTAGATGTATTAAGAAACGATGATACTAATGAAATTACAGTTCAACTTAAATATTCTGTTTCTAATACAAATATTAGTGACAATTTAACTTTGCAATTATAATAAGATGGCTGTAAATAGAGATATAAAATACATCAATCGTGATTTCAATGATTTTAGAAATAGATTAATTGAATTTACTAAAACTTACTTCCCAAACACCTATACAGATTTTTCTCCAACATCCCCTGGGATGATGTTTATGGAACAAGCGGCTTATGTTGGGGATGTTTTGAGTTTTTATTTAGATAATCAATTACAAGAAAATTTTCTTCAATATGCTCAACAAACAAAAAATGTATTTGATTTAGCATATATGTTTGGGTATAGACCTAGATTATCCACAGCTGCTCAAACCACAATTAATGTATACCAACAGGTTCCCTCTAAAACAGTAGGCCTAGATACAGTTCCTGATTATGATTATGCTTTAAATCTATCAGAAAACTTTACAGTTACATCACAAAATGGAAATACATTTTTAGTACAAGATAAAGTAGACTTTTCAGTTTCTAGCTCCCAAGACCCAACATCAGTTTCTGTATATCAAGTTTCAGGTAATACACCCCAATATTATCTTTTACAAAAAACTAGGAATGCTATTTCAGCAACTATTAATACAGAAACTTTTTCTTTTAGTGATCCTGTATCATTTAATACTATTAATTTAGAAGCTAATAATTTTTTAAAAATATTAGATATTACAGATTCTGATGGGAATAAATGGTATGAAGTAGATAATTTAGGACAAGAAATGGTTTTAGATAGTGTTAAAAATACTAATTTAAATGATCCTAACAGTGGAACAAATACTCCATACTTATTAAGATTAAAAAAAGTTGCTAGAAGATTTGTAACCCGTGCTACTTCTTTAACTAATATTCAAATTCAATTTGGGGCAGGTTCACCTAGTGATATAACAGAAGAAATCATTCCAAACCCAAACAATGTAGGAATAGGACTCCCATTTAAAAAAGATAAAATAACCTCAGCATATTCACCTGTTAATTTTTTATATACTGGAACTTATGGAATAGCACCTGCTAATACTACTTTAACAGTAAGATATTTAACTGGTGGTGGTTTAAATTCAAATATTAATGCTAATGAATTATCTTCTTTAAGTTCAAATAATCCAACATTTTCTCAAAATAATTTAAATCCTAATACTAGTAATTACATAGTTTCTTCACTCACAGCAACAAATCCAAATGCAGCTAGTGGAGGAAGGGGGGGAGATACTTTAGAAGAAATAAGACAAAATACTTTATCCTTAATAGCATCCCAAAAGCGATCAGTTACAGCAGATGATTATTTAATTAGAGCTTTAAGTATGCCTTCTGATTATGGTTCAATAACTAAAGCTTATATTGAACAACCTAAACTAACAGATAACCAGGTTTCAACCATTGAAACTTTAAATTTATTTGTTTTATCTCAAAATAGTACTGGCCAATTAGATTATCCTACTACTGATTTAAAGAATAATTTAAGAACTTATCTTTCTCAATATAGGATGATAGGTGATAATATTGAAATTAGAAATGCTTTTATAATTAATATAAAAGTTAATTTTGAAATAATAGTATTACCTGAATTTAACAATAATGAAACATTATTGGCTTGTATTGATGCTTTAAAAACATATTTTTCTTTAGATAAATGGCAATTAAATCAACCAATATTTTTAAGAGATATTTATATTTTACTAGATAAAGTAAAAGGAGTTCAAACTGTTAAAAATGTAAAAATTACAAATATAGCAGGACCATCTTTAGGATACTCAGAATTTGCATATGATATAGATGGGGCAACACAAAATCAAGTTATTTATCCTTCTTTAGATCCTAGCATTTTTGAAGTAAGGTATCCAAACAACGATATAAAAGGTAAAGTAGTTCCTTTATAATTGCATATTTATAATAAAATATTATAAATGGCTATTTATAAAATTTTCCCTACACAGGATGCTACTATGTATTCAAATTACCCTGTGATGAATACAGGTTTGGATGCTATTTGTGAAACTTCAAATACTTTAAATTTAGATGGTAATCCTGGAGCTTCAAGATTTTTAACCCAATTCGATACTACTGAAATCCAAGATATAATAGATAATAAAATATCCGGTAATTCTTATGCTGTATATTTTAAAAATTTTATAGCTACTGCTGAAGGTTTAAGTTCTGATACTACAATTGAAT